TCCGATGTTCAAGTTAGAAGTACAATTTGTTAAAAGTGTTAATTGCGCGTTTGGACAATAGACTTTAAAACATTGATAATCAGTAGGTATTGAAGTCCTAAAACTTCAAGAAAAACACAACTGTTGATGCACAAAAAATAGAGGGAAAGAAGAGATTCTGACCCGTTTAACACTTTTGCATCAACAATATGGGAAAGCAATTAGATTCCAAACAGCGGCAAGAAATTGCCAAGCTCCTTCAAGAGGGGAAGAATTTCAGGGAAATTGCTGAAGTTCTAAAGGTTGACCGTACCACGATATTGCGAGAGATTAACCGCAATGTCGGAGACAACGGCGTGTATGATCCTGAATTAGCCGAAACCAAGAGACGAAGGCGAAAAAAACTCCAATCCGTATCTCCCGGTGCTGTTGCGCAACTTCCTCCCAATGTCCGGGAAGAAGTTGAGAAGGTATTGGCTTTTGAGACTCCGACTGTCAAGCGAAGGCAATTAATCGTGGATAAGTACATAAACGAATATGGCCCGATAATAGAGAAAAAACTTATTTCTCCAATGGCAGCCATGCGTGTGCTTGCAAACGAGTTCTACATGAGTGTAAGTACAGTGTACTATCTTTTGAAAAGGGAGGGTATCTACCGAGATAGAACCAACCCTGTCTGTATGCCTTCTCCTAAAGGATAACCTTTAAAAGCGGATTTTCATGTATTACATCGTAAAAGAAGTCCATGTGCGCAAGAAACCACTATGGTTGGTTGACTTGCTCTTTCAGATAACCCCATCCTTGTATCGGGAGAAAGGGTCAAAGGAAACGGTTATTGGTAAATTCAACACCATTCTCTCTCTCATCTTAGATGCCCGGGTAAGGTGGCATCATGGTAAATCCTTGTTATCATCTATTCAAACTATCACCCACGATGAGACATGTATTTGGATCAAAGGAAACCGAGGCTCAAAGTTTCTTTCCTTTCGAATAGAATCAGACAATTGACTTTTAAAAGAACAGCAGTATGGAAATAGATAACAGTAGAAAGACAATTACAACATTTGTCCTCGTAGATCCAACCGGTAAGATCTTTGACGATTTCGAGAACATCAATGAGAATACAGAAGTAAGGGCGATAGCCATTGAACCCCAAAATAGCTGACCTATGGGAGATTACAAATGGATTTGTCTTATCAGAAAGTTCTATAATTGTTCTTTCTATAATGACAGCAACGCCGTGCAAATGTTCCTGCACATTTTTTTGAATGCTCAAAGGGAGGATAAGCCTTACTTTGACAAAATTACGATGAGGGGGCAGTTTCGCACCTCAATTAAAGACATCATGGGTTTTTTGGAGATAAGCCGTAAATCCGCCCGACGTTCTTTAGATAAGCTGAAGGCGGCAGGCATTATCCATGTTGCCTCTCTAAGACGTAACGGTGTTCTCATTACCGTTCGTGAATTTTCAAAGTTCCTGGCTTTGGAAAATGTGAGAGGTGGCTGGGTGAAGCTGTATTACGACCTTGACTTCCAAGATTTCTTTGTGAACGCACAGGTTCTTCATATTTATCTCCATTTACTTCTTCATACTTACTCGGAGAGTGAAAACTATGAGGATCCGCTATGGTTTGATATGAAGAAGATCAGTGCTTCGACCGGCATTCCTGTAGAAGGCATTAAAGAGGCCCTCCAGAAGCTACGCAAGCTGGGCATCCTGAATATTGGTTATAACGGTCAGAAGAAACTTTCTTCCGTTCGTTTGATAGAGTTCCCCGATTATGTCAAGGACACCTGTCCGGTAACATCAATAGGTCCCTCTGCCAGTCATGTCACATCAGTCGAAAGTTTCTCTGATTTGGAAAACTCCTCATCTAATGGAGCTGCCATTATAAGTTTCGAAGACGGGGGGATAAAAACTGAACAAAAGGAGCCAAAAGAAGGGCCAAAAGATGCCCAACAAAATTCTGTACGAAACAGTTACGAAATGTCTACCAAGTCTTTTGTAAATGACGGAAATACAGCTACTTACAAACCCAAAGGTCAAAAAGAGGGCCAAAAGAGGGAACAAAACCGTCCAAAAGTTGAAGCCACCAAAATGCTACCAAACAGTCATGGGGGCGGCTACGCGCGTGATCCTATTATAAAAGAGAATAGAGATAAGAGAATAGAGAATCTTCATTATTATAATTATTCGTCCGCGCGAAAATTTTCGTCAATTGAAGAATTGGTCTGTGATGACGAATGGGTGCGCTCGATGCAGCTGCTTTATGGCTTCCCGGATAAGGAAACGCTCTATAATGCCTTGACTTTGTTCTTGGCGAACTTGAAGTGTCGCAAAGAAGAAGTTCCAAAAGGACTGGAGGGGTTCCTTGACTATTTCTGTAACTGGTATAAACGAAATGAAAAGAAGCTGCTGCATAAACTGAAGGCGCAAACACCGTCTAAAGACTATGCAAAAGTTCTTTGGGACAAGTGTATGTCTGCCTTTGCCAAGATTGTAAGCGAACGTGTTTTTGCATCGGTTTTCCAACAAGTCTCTTTTGAGTCCTTCGACAATGTGGCCAAGACGCTGACACTTGTTCTTCCGAATAAGCGAATATTTGAGATATTGGAAGCTGATTACCTTGATACTGTTAGAACGGTGTTACACAAGTTTTTCGGTGCAGGGTTACGGCTTCAATACCGCATTGCATAGGGTCAGAACTACAAACCATTTAAGATTGAATTACGCTTATGAATGAAGCTCAAAGAATATTACAGATGACCGATGGGGGCTTGGCAGTGTTCATTCACTACCTTGGTGAAAAGTGCCTTGCCCGGACTTTCCGTAACCCTTTCAGGGAGGACAGCCGCCCGTCATGCCATCTGTATGCCAACAGAGGCGGATATGGCAACGGCCAATACTACCTCCAAGACTTCGGAGACAGCAGCTTCTGTGGCAACTGCTTTACGATAGTGGGAAGGCTGTGTAATATCAACCCAAAAACCAACTTTCGCGAAGTGCTTCAAGTGATAGACAGAGACCTTGGGCTTGGCATTTTTGATGAACAACGAAGTGAGCACAATGTGTTGATGAAAAGAAAAGCCACACCCTCACAGAAGTACAAATGTTCTTCCATAGCGAGTTTTGAGGTCGTGACACAGCCTTTCATGCCATGGGAGGAAGAGTATTGGGGGCAATATGGCATTGGACTTTCAACGCTGGAACGTTACAACGTAAAGAGCATCAGCAGTTGTACATTCAAGAAATCGTCCGGTGGAAACTTTGCCGTTTACGGTTCAAAGGCTATTCCGACCTACGGATATTTCTTCGATGACGGACGTAGGCTGAAGATTTACAGGCCTAAGGCAAAGACACGTTTCATGTATGCCGGTCACTTCCCAAAGCCCTATATCTTCGGGCGTGAGCAACTGCCTGAAGAAGGAGCACTCGTTTTCGTCACAGGTGGCGAAAAGGATGTCATGTCGCTGTCGGCGCATGGATTTCCGGCCTTGACATTTAACAGCGAGACGGCCAACATTCCCGAAGATGTAATGGATGAACTTTCCCAACGATTCCGTCGAATCATTTTTCTCTATGATACAGATGAAACCGGGCAAAGGGAATCTGCTTTGCGGATACAACAGTACGGCGAGAAATACAACGTTCAGAAACTTGACCTACCGCTGTCCGGAGAGAAATCGGAAAAGGACATCAGTGATTTCTTCCGTCTGGGGCACACTGCAGAAGAACTGCAAGCAATGATAGAAAAGCTATAATTATCGAAAAATGAAATTAGAAAAAATAAGTAAGCCTATATTCAGGCACGCAGGAGGAAGCTCCGATAATATTCGGATCAGAACCTTGACAGATGCTGCCACGCCAAGTATAATGGGCATTGATGTTAAGGAGTTTCCGGAGGTTCATTCGGTCTCCTACCGTTTTCTCTCCAAGACCTATCACGGGGTGGGTGTCATAAACCAGAACAACGGGATAGAATTTGTTGGCCAAGACCTGACGGACTCCCCCATGACGTTGAATAGTTCCGGCGTGACTTTTCTTCCCATGGAGAAAGAGCACAGGAGCGACAAGTTGTGTATGTTCGCAGACATGATGGATTATTTGGCCTACCAGACCTTGCAGAAGAATGGCTTTGTCAGGCTGCCTTCAGACTGTGATTTCATGATTATGTCGGATGTAAGGAACTTCATCCATATCTCGGTCGAAGGAGATGACTATGATATGGTTTATCTCTACTTTCCCAATGATGTCATGGGCTGCACCATAACCAAAACGTTAAAGGATCGGTATGGCAAGCATGCCATTGAGTGTAATCCCCTGTACAAAGGTTATAACAACCTGTTGCAGTTCGTAAAAGCCATTGAGATCACCACAAACAGCAAATAGAGCCGTATGGTATATGTCATAATCATCCTTGTCTTGCTGATAGCTTTGGGAGTAGCTTTCTATTATGAAATCACCCATAGCTACAACGATGACAAGTTCAGGAAATGAAAGATAAAGGGATTGATGTAAGTGCATCCTTTCCAAATATAAAACGCTAACAAGTAAAAGTATGATTAATTATGTTTTAAGTATTGAAACCGGAGTTACGGATCTCGTCCGTACCCCCGAGTACTATCAGACAGCCACTTTTGTGCAAAAGAAAGAAGAGCTCTTGGCTCTGATTTATCAAAAGAAGAAACTCAAGCCTTTTGCCAGCATGAAGCTCATAAGGAGTATCAGTTTCTTTATCAAGCGCTCCATCAGCCTTTGGCAGTTACAAGGTCTTGCAAACAAGATAGAAACGATGTTCGGCCCATCTTGTTTCCAAATCTCCATCGACAGAGAGAACAACACCGTACACATGCTCTGTGGCTGGATAAACAAAGAGACTGGTGAGTGCATCGTGCTGAACCGTACAGAACAGAAGAGACTTTCCGTCCTGATCCTGGATTATTTGGACTTGCCACGCCCCCGGTGTGCCGACATGTGGTTGAGATACTTTCTGCTGAACAAATTTGACAATGACAATTCTGTCTTCAGCAGACAGATAGAGTTTCTTGAAAGGTCTGAATATGAGAGTTTAAGTTATCCGGTATTACGGGATAGTCTCAAATACGTGGAGATGATATGTAAAGGATTACTGAAATAAAAAATACACCTATGAGATTTTTAAAGATTTATTTGGCCAGTAGCTGGCGGAACAAGCATTTCGAGAATTTATTGAACGCCCTACGGATTCAGGGTTACTATACCTATGACTTCAAGCATCCCGAGGACAATGAACTAAGCGGATTCAGTTGGGAGAAAGTCGATAAGGACTTCGAGAAGTGGACCTGTAGGGATTTCAAGGAAGGACTTCACCATCCCGAAGCTGTCAAAGCATTTGAAAAAGATTTTCACGCCATGCAGGAAGCGAACTATTGTGTCCTCCTCTTACCGTGTGGCCGCTCTGCCCATTCTGAAGCCGGTTGGATGAAAGGGCAAGGCAAGAAAGTGTTTGTCCTTGATATGTCCGAGAAACCAACGCCCGAGCTGATGTACCAGATGTTTGATGCGTATGTGACGAGACCGATTGATTTGGTAGAACACATTGAAGCAGCATTCCATAAGGACAATATGCTACTTAAAGAAAATTTCAGCACACATGGACAGAGTGACAAAGAGACGGACTAACCTCTTGTATAATTTAAGAAAGAAAGGAGTCAGATGTTTGACCAAGGAGCGTATGATTTTCTTTCCCTATGGAGAGGACCCCAATGGAGTCAGGCAAATTGTCTGTTTATGCAACGAGTATCATTTCCATGTACAATTGGAACTTCAATAGCACATTTAATATTAAAAGTATACACAGAATGAAAAAGATAAAGGATTTAACCGTAACAGTAACCTATACTGTTGGTTTGCATGACGTAGAAGTCAGCGAAAAGGTTTATGATGATCTAAACGCCTTGGCAGATAAAGGGCGTGTAAACTGTGATCTTATGAATTTGGACGAGCAAGTATGTACTGGTTTCGAGTGGCTTTCTGATCATATTCACGAAAGTGACGCTTGTGATTGGAATTATGAAGTTGATATGGAATAATCTTAAATGTGGCCAATAGAAAATGAAACATATATATCTTTTTATAGGCACTGCCATTATTACCTACCTCTTAATATCGCTGGCAACATTGGATTTGATGTGGTGTGTGCACAACACTCCTTGGATATGGATAGCGGTAATACCACTCTTTCTATTCTTATATTTCTTCGTATTCATGTGCTTTCATGAAGAAATGGGATTTAGGGAAGATCGCGCAATACAGCAGACTCTCGCGGTAGCCAAAGCCAACAAACTGATAGAAAAGTTGCAAGAGCAACTTCCAAATATGTTCCAAGGATTGGTTGATATGTCAATGGCAGAGATTAGAGACAGTCTTAGAGCGGTGAATGAAGAGCAAGCTCGCAAAGTTGCTACCCTTTCAACTGATATTTACAACGTGCTGGAACGACGTCAAAAACTTCTCGACCTGGAACGTAAGGTCAAGCAACATAAAGGACAGCCTATGCTCTTGACAAAAAGAGAAACAGCGTCCTTGTTACTTGTTGATTATTCTACCCTTAGAAAATGGGCAAGGAAAGGATTTCTTGTCCCCACAAGGATTACTCCCCACCGTGAGTTATATCGTTATAGTGATGTTCTAAAAATATTGGAGGGCAAGGTATGAAAGATATACTTAAAGTTTTAAAGAAATATCCCGATTATACGGTGATTGCACATGCCACGGGCTTATGCTGTCCCGAAGGCGACATGGATTTCATGAGAGACAAACCCCTTCTTGTAGGGTGGTGCGAAACGAACATTGGCCACATGATGGTCATGGAGTGCCCCAAATGCTTCACGAAATTCAGATACCACGCAACAGGACATTGGGACGACACCCTTGACGAGTTCAGGGAGAGCATAGAGGACAAACTGTATCACGACAGTCTGTCGCCTGTGCACTTTGCCAACGCAGCCGAATTGTGGAAAATGATTACTAAATAGATTAAAGATTATGATACAGATTTGTACAACGAAAGAGCAGTCACAACGACTGTTGGATTTAGGAATACAGCGTAAAACCGCCGATATGTTTTGGCCTTTGAAATCTTCTTTCCCCGAGGTCTGCAATGATGGAGACCAGTACCAAGCCGACTATCCTGCATGGTCACTTGGATCATTGATAAATCTGCTTCCAGATGTAATTTTTGCTCCCAATCGCACATTTAGATTAGAAATAAGGAATAGAAGTATTTCTTATGTAAATGGAGATTCCCTTTTAAAAATAGAGGAAAATAAAGGTGTCTTTGAAAACTGTTTCTCCATGATAGAGTGGCTTGTTGAACATAAATATTTAAAACCATGATGAATAAGGGATTAGAACACGAGTTTGAGCAATTAGGTAGGACAAAGAAATGCAAGTTCATATCGCAGCATGTAGATTTGGCTTCTCCTGAAGCTATTGCCAAGTATGTAAAAGGTTATCTTTTTGACGTACTTAAAGATGTTGGTGATGATGAGTATATCGCCACATATCTTCGGAATAAAGGTTACAAGGTAGAGGGTAATATAGAATAGCAAATGGAAAACATCAAATTACTCTATATAGACTTGTTCTGCGGAGCCGGTGGAACTTCCACCGGTGTTGAACATGCAAAGTTAGATGGAACAAAGTGTGCGAGGGTGGTCGCTTGTGTCAACCATGATGCGAATGCAATCGCGTCGCATCAGGCAAACCACCCCGACACATTACACTTCACCGAGGATATTCGCACACTTGACCTTACTGCCCTTACAGCTCACTTGAACCGAATGAGGATGAAATACCCATCGGCTTTAGTTGTCCTATGGGCTTCGCTCGAATGCACCAATTTTAGTAAGGCCAAAGGCGGCCAACCACGCGATGCAGACAGCCGGACGCTTGCAGAGCACCTCTTTCGTTATATCGAGCAGCTGGCCCCAGACTATATACAGATTGAGAATGTGGAAGAGTTCATGAGCTGGGGTGATATGGACGATAAAGGACATCCTATTTCAAAGTTAAAAGGATGTAGCTATGTTCGTTGGACAAATAAAGTTATCTCTTACGGCTATCATTATGACTGGCGTTTGCTGAATGCCGCCGATTTTGGTGCATATACCTCACGCAAGAGGTTTTTCGGTCAATTCGCGAAGAAAGGACTGCCCATAGTTTTTCCTGTTCCAACATTCTCGAAGAATGGTGACAGTGGCATGTTTCATGCCTACAAGAAATGGAAGCCTGTTCGTGAAGTGCTTGACATGGATGATACCGGTCAAAGTATCTTTGACCGGAAGAAGCCACTATGCGAGAAAACCTTAAAGCGAATTTACGCAGGGCTAATCAAATTTGTCGCCGGTGGAAGGGAAACCTTTCTTGTTAAGTATAATTCAATGAACCAGACAGGAAAATACACAGCTCCTGGAATTGATGAGCCTTGCCCAACTGTTGCTTGCCAAAACCGTCTGGGTATTGCCAATGTCAGCTTCATGTCCAAGGCATTCAGTGGAGATCCGTATTCCAAGAACCAATCGATAGACATTCCTGCCGGAACTGTCACCACTAAGGATCACCATTTCTTTGTTACTGCTTACTATGGCAATGGAGGGAACCATTCTGTTGAATCGCCATGCCCTACGCTTACCACAAAAGACAGGCAGGGATTGGTTTCAAGTCGTTTCTTGGCAAATGAATACTCCGCTGGTGGTCAACTTTCCAGTATTGATGCACCTTGCCCTGCAGTATTGACAACACCGAAGCAAAAAGTAGTTGACTGCTTCTTGATGAACCCACAGTTCAACTCTGCAGGTGGAGATGTCAATAAGCCGTGCTTCACTTTGATTGCCCGGATGGATAAGATGCCCCCTTATCTTATCTCCACAGAAAAAGGTATCGGTATAAGGATATTTGAAACGGACAGTGAAATGACTTGCAAGATAAAGGAGTTCATGGCCATGTACGGAATCATAGACATTAAGATGCGCATGTTGAATATAAATGAGTTGAAACGCATCATGGGTTTCCCTGACAATTATATCCTTGTAGGGACACAGGCCGAACAGAAGAAGTATATCGGCAATGCCGTTGAAGTGAACATGAGCAGGGTACTCTGCGAGTCGCTTTGCGCAGCTCTTATTTCTAAGGCAATAGCAATATAGAACTAACATCCGAAAGATAAGACAACCAAAAGAATAGATATGAAAAGAACAATTTTCACACACCATTTAAAAAAATATGCAAAAACCATTCAGGGAAAATCCGACAACCAATTAAGAGGATACATGGATGGTTATATCAAAGCTTTGGAAGTTGTCGAAGGCAAGCTTCTTGGGCTTGCCCCCCAGACAGTTGACCAAGATTTTCAATCCAAGGCCTACAAGTGTTTTTTTGAAGAAATACAACATATGGTTAATCTGGAGGCTTGTGTCGTAAAGGATGTAGAGAAGTTTGTTAAAACTTACAAAGTCCCTACCGTAGGTGTCAAAGAATTGTCCACAAGGGAATGCTTGGATATTCTCTACGAAGTTGAAGATTACTTTTGGGGAGACCGTAGTGGTTTTGATAAGATAATGCACGCTCAAATGGTATTCGCAAAGGAACTCCGTAAGAGAATAGCAGCACTACAACCAAATATTAAAACTCAAAAATAGATCGTTTATGAATCCAGAATGTAAACTTTCCTCTTCAGGAGTCAACCAATCGCAATCAGGTAAAACTTTTTATTATGTTGCCACATGCCTATTGCTCTTGCTGATGGTCAATAAGCCATACAAAACCTCTGCAAAGGGTTTCCGTCTATATCTACGAAAGTGCAGGAGAGTTAGTAAGCTGCTCCTTGCTCAAATACTTTGTGGAATCTTCAAGTTAATAGATAAATATACAAAATCCCGTGATGATAAATAATTTGGCGTAAAAATTTTGCGAAATAAAATATATTATGTATCTTTGCAGGCGTATAGCCGTATATACAGCTATACGTATATAAGTCAATAAAGGAATACGACAATACGTATATATATAAAAAATATAAATCAAACGGTATGGAAAAGCAAGCAAAAATTATCTCATTTGCCAACCACAAAGGAGGGGTTGGCAAGACT